AGCAGAAAGCGCAAACGGATATTCAATCCACTTCTCAGGAAATGGTTCGGGCCAAGATAGATGAAGCTATCGCAGTTGACCCGGAATTCAAGTCCCTGGTAGTGGATAATGAAAAACTTCCAATCAGTGCGGGTATGCTCTCTGTCATGTCTGAGTCGGAGCATTTTCACGATATCGCAAAACACTTTGGACGAAACCCCCAGGAAGCCCAGAGAGTAGCACAAATGCCCCCACAGCAGGTCGCTATGGAAGTGGCGCGGCTCGAAGGGAAAATCGAGTACATGAAATCACAACCACCGCCGGAAGTTAAAACGTCTTCCGCACCCCCTCCCCCGCCTGTGAGTCTTCACGGAACGGGCGGTGTCGCACCCCGCAAAGATGCGGGAATGTCTATGCAGGATATATTTTCCCACATGGATCAAGCCGATGCCGACGAGCGGGAACTGCGAAAGCACGGGAAGAGAAAATATGTCGGGTATTAAACCCCTAGCTCTGAATGAAACTTTCGGGAAGGTGGTACTTATTCTTGGAGGTTAGAAAATGGCGTTAGCCAATACTTTGATTACAGATGACATTATCGCCGCTCTCGCTGTGCGTGAGCTTGATAACGCTCTGGTTGCTTGTGGACTGATCCACAGGGATTACGAACCAGAGTTTGATAAGGTTGGAGAGTCCATCCGTATCCGAAAGCCGGTTAAGATCAAGAGTACCAGTGGAGCAGTTATTGCAAGCACTCCCAATCTGCTTGAGGAGAACGAAACTTTCACCGTTGCGAGTCGTGAGAAAGTCCACTGGGCTTTTACTACTCAAGACCTGAAGATGAAGATTGAAGACTTCAATCATCGTTATGTTCGACCAGGTATGATTTCCATTGCTAACAAGATCGAGTCTGATCTTCTTGGCCTTTACACCGGGATCTACAACTTTGTAGGTACTCCAGGTACAACCCCCTCAAGCATCGCTACCATTGGTGATGCCGGTCAGCTTCTTGATGAGGAAATGGCCCCTTTTGAGGAAAGAGCTTGTGTAATGGGACCTGCGATGCAGAACAAGATGACCACTGGAGATCTCAAAGGTTATTTCAATCAGCAGTTAGCTGAAGATCTAACCCGCCGCGGTTTTCTCGGACAACTCAACAACACCCAGTTTTACATGGGTCAGGCTGTTAAGCAGCATACTGTTGGTGAGTATTCTGGGACTCCCCTGGTTAACGGGGCTACCGCTGAAGGTGCCACTACTATCAATATCGATGGTTGGGGCGGTTCTAACGGCGATGTAGTTCTGACCAAAGGTGATGTTTTTACCGTTGCAGCTGTGAATGCGGTAAATGGTCGTACCTATGAAAGCACCGGATCTCTTCGGTTCTTCGTAGTGACTGCCGATTCCGCGCAGAATGCCTCTGGTGAATCAGCTACCGCTGTTAGTCCTCGTGTTGTAAGTTTGGCTGATACCAGCAGTAAAGCGCCCTATGCGACTATAGACGTTTTGCCTGCTGACAATGCGGCTATTACGATCAAGACCGGGGCTTCTCAGAGTCAACACCCTCAGAACTTGATGTTCCACCCGGATGCTTTCGCACTTGCTACCATTCCGCTTGACGTTCCACGTTCAGCAGTTTATGGGGCTAGTGTGACCTACAAAGGTTTGAATGTAAGGCTCTATTCTTACCTTGACGGAACAAACGATGAGGAAAATTATCGTCTTGATGTTTTGTACGGCGTACACACTATCAATGCTCCCCTTGGTGTAAGGATCACGGGGTAGTAAGCGTTTTGGCGCTTATCCTTTCTGTGTTAGACAGGGTTTCGGCCCTGTCTTTCTCGGGGAGGAAAGGACTACGGATATGCTGATAACAGGAAGGACTAAGAACTTGACGATGGTGTACCATCCTATAAGTGCTCCCCACGGGCGCAAGGTTGATATCCACCAGGCTAAAGATTTGATTAGGAAAAAAGGGTACTTTGACACCCCGGCTAAGTACGCGGCTCCTAAGTATGGAAGGAATTAAAATGAGCAAGTGTTTTATGTATCATGAGGACTTAGCCCCTGAGGGGGAAATTGTCGAGTCCAAGGATATTCCTAAGCTTGAGAAAGCCGGGTATGTAGATACCCCTGCCAAGTTTGGAATTGAGAAACCTAAACCCAAACCCGTTTCCCGGGTTAAAAAGGATAAGTAGATAAATGTCTTTAACAGGTGTGGGTCTTATAGAGTCGGCAATGCGGCTAATAAATGTTCTCTATACAGGGGAGTCTGCTTCTACACAGGAGAAGACAGATATTTTGGAGGCATTAAATTTAATGCTCTCCTCCCTCTATACTGAGAATTATTTTCTCCCTCAGGAAAATGAAATGTCCTGGGCGGTAGATAGCACTTATACCGCGCCTGCCTCTATAGGTACTGACCCCTCGCCTAGTTCAGAATATGGGGGACCACATATCGCACAGGTCCGGCCCATGTCTATTAACTACGCATGGGTCAGAGACAGCGGAGGGCTAGACTCCCCGCTCGATCTTATATCCTGGAAGGACTATGATTTCCACTACGGGAATAAGTCGTCTTCAGGGAGACCAGGTATCTTGTCTTTTAAACCTGGCTGGGTTACAGGGTATATCACCCTCTATCCAACACCAGACACCAATTACACTGTTTTCATATCAACACTTCAGAGCTTTAGTTTCATCACAGATGCAACCCTGGCCCTGGGTTATCCTACGGAATACCTCGAAGCTTTGAAGTACCTGCTTGCCCTTCGTATTGCCCCTGAGTTTGGGAAGCCTATCAATCCTTTTATTGTACAAGAGGCTAACCGGCTCAAGGGAAACATGAAGAGGCTCCAGCAGAATGTGTCCTCAAGGACAGTGTTTGAACTGAAGAACCGTAGGAGAAATGGGGTTTCACGCGCCGGATTCTTTGGGGGTCTGTAGTGCTTATAGACTTTGTAGGCCCGGCTTATGCCCTCAGAACTCCTAATCTCAATGCCCAGCAGTGTATCAATTGGTACGTCAGGGCAGGAGGTCCGGGGGGCAAGAGCGCAGGAGCGCTTTACCCCACTCCGGGGTTAGAAGCTTTTGTCACCCTGGCAGCAGCGGCTAAAGTCCGAGGGCTTATATCCACCGACGATAAACTTTATGCTGTCAGTGGAACCAAACTCTACTCCATTACCGAAGCAGGGACCATGACAGAGCTGGGGACAATTCCCGGCACTGATCCCATATCCCTTGCTCATAACGGGGTTGAAGTCTTTGTTGCTAACGGGACTTCTACGGGGTACAGGTTTGTTATCTCAGGATCTACTTTCTCATCTGTAGCACTCCCAGCGGCAATCCGACAGGTAGTGTTTCTCGATGGGTATTTTGTAGGGGTTGAGTTAGGCGGGCAGAAGGTCTACGTATCTACCCTCTATGATGGTAGTGCCTGGGCTTCTCTCGATTTCGCAAGCGCTGAGATCAACCCAGATAAGTCTCTGGCCATTATCGCAGATCAAAGAGAACTGATGATCGCCGGAACAAAATCTACCGAATTCTGGTACAACTCAGGAAATGCGGATTACCCCTTTGAGAGAATCAGCGGAGGTATAACAGAATATGGCTGTGCGGCCCCCTGGTCTGTTGCTTCAATCGCGGACTCTAAATTCTGGCTTACCAACCATCGCACGGTTGTTATGGCCTCCCAGTGGCAGGCACAACCCATTGGCACTGACGCGCTCCACGAAACAATCGCAGGATACTCTACGATCTCTGATGCTGAGGGGATGACCTACAGCATCGATGGGCACTACTTTTACGCACTAACTTTTCCGACTGAAGGGGCAACGTGGGTTTACGATTTGAATACTCAGATGTGGCACGAGAGGCAAAGTCCCTCCCTGACCCACTTTCGAGGTACCTTCTGTACGGAGCTGAACGGGGTTTGGTATGTAGGGGACTACACCAACGGGAAGGTCTACAAACTCACCCCCACGGTTTACACAGAAAACGGTGCTGTAGTTACGAGAACCCGTACAACCCCAGTTATCAGTGAAGAAGATAAACGCATTACCCTGACCAGACTTCAGATTGATTTTGAGGAGGGGATCAATGCCGCAGGTGATCCTCAAGCAGATCTCTCCTGGTCAAAAGATGGAGGGCATACTTTCTCCCCGGTGCAAAGTGAATCTATTGGGGCCACAGGTGCGTACACTAATAGAGTGGTATGGAGAAGGATAGGCCAATTCCGTGAGATCATTTTTAAACTTCAGGTAGCTCATGATATGAGAGCAATTGTCCTGGGGGCCTTTGGCGAATTAGAAGTAGGGGAGGACTAATGCCTTCAACTATTAAATTCCCCCCTTTCCCTTCTCGCGCTGAACCGGGTAAGGCTGAGTGGCAAAGATGGTACAATAGGTTAGTAGCTGAAATGACAAATGCTGCTGAAGATATCCAGCTCACCGGGGCTTCAGTAATTATGTCAGATGGGTTTTTACATGAACAAAGCGCACGATCAGAAGATATTGAAAGATTATTGGCGATAGGCTTATGGCAGTAAATATTAAACAACTCATCGCGCCTTCCTTAGTGCCCAACACTGAGCAGACTTTCTATACCTGCCCGGCTTCCACGAGTACCGTATTTCGTGCTCTGAACCTTTACAACAATACCGCAGGTGCAGTCGATGTAGAATTCTGGATTGTCCCTACGGGGCAGTCAACAGGTAACGACTACCTGGTAGCTAAGAAATCAGTGAGCGGTACAAGCGCTTCAAGGGTTACAGAGGTAGAGGGCTTAGTCTTACAGGCGGGGGATTTTCTTGTAACCAAAGGCACCGTAAATGGAGGATGCTCCATCATTGGCGGGGGAGTGGAGGTAATCTAATGTCTATAATACCACCAGTTGATCCGGTTAGTGCCGTACTGGGTATAGGCTCCCTTGTCTTAGGTAAAAAGTCTTCTGATGCCCAGGCAGATGCTTCTCAAGCTATTGCGGGGCAACAAGCTGCTGCCCAGCAGTATGCGGCAGAGTTAGACTACAAGGCCACTCAAGAGGCTAATAAATTACTTAAAGAGCAATTTGATAGCCAGCTTGCGGAACTTCAGTTTCAATACGATAAGAGCCAACAAACTCTTCAACCTTTTCTTGATTCAGGTTCTCGTGCTCTTTCTTCTCTTGAACAAAAGGTCCTGGCTGGCCCTGATATGAAGGATGACAGGCTTCAGTCTTTTATATACAACCCGGCACCTCATTTAACCACAAGACCTTCTTATTATGGGGATCAACTATCTACTCCCGAATCTACATTTGAGGGGTTTGGTGAGCCTGGTAGGGGGCAAGTTCCGGGAGGACAGGCTGGAGCGCCCAGTGATCGAGTTTCTTCGCGTTTGTCTAATGAGGGGATACGTACCCCAGGTATATATACCGACCCGACGGGAAACTTGTTTACAGTTCACCCCACTACGGGCATACCTACGCAACTCTCCAAAGACTCTTCCTATATAGACCAAAACGGCTTTCTTGCGTTGAACACAAAAGAGCACGGATGGCTGTCTAACATAGACAGGCCGCTCGCCTTTGGCCCTGACGGGAAAATGAAATTGCTCCCTCCGGATTTTGATGTGCCAGATCCTCTTGGGGATTATTTAGCCCGAGAGCACAACAAACGTTTAGGTATTGAAACCCCATCTCCTGAACTTCCTCCTATGGATGGCACGCCTTCTGTAGATGTAGATGACCCTATGTACCAGCCCCCAACGGCTCCGGAGATCGAGGCGAAAGTTCAAAGCGGGGAATTGGTTCCTTATTTAAAAGATGATGGTACACAAGGGTACTACCGCCCCGTTTCTCCCCATACTACAGACATTAACCGCTTGTTTGAAACTCGGGAGGAAAATGTTAACGCCATATCCCAGCAGTATGGGGATACCAGTAAAACCATGAGCAAGATTGAGGGTTTTGACCCAGCCAATGAGGGTAATCTTCCTACCGGCGGAGTCATAGACACGGGCACACCCCCCGCATTGGAAACCGGAACCGCGCCTAAAACTTCTGATCTTTCCGAGATAGATCCTGAAGAAACTCGCCAGCCAGTTCAAGTCCCTGAAAGGGGGATACTTCCTGATAAGGGCAATATAGGGTTTGCTGAATCGGGGATATATAAGCAGACGGGAAAATCTGACCCATCAAAATTAGACCCTTCAATAGAGAACGATCAACGTGCTTTAGTTCAGATGTTCATGGAAGACACAGGGTTCAGTGTAGCGAGACAGAATTCTGCGGAAGGGGCCCCCAACCCAGCTCTTATGAACAAGTTCAAGTGGTGGCTATTAGAGAAACAAGACCCTCAATCCGCTTTTGTTAACGAGAATCACCCCAACGACCACTACGGCAGCAAAACACTAGGGCAGGGGCTTAGTAGGATCAAGCAGCAAAAAGGTATCCCCCCCAACGATCCTCTTTGGAAGTATATGGATGAGCCCGTAGCGGGTACTCTTAGGCAGGAGTTTGGCGTTCAAACGGTCCCAGTTCAAGGGGGGACGGGGGAAAGCACCCCTTTGATTGAAGATTTAGGACAAATGTTTGAACAGGTGCACGCCCCGGGGCAACCTACAACCTACATATCTGATGATATTTTTACAGAGATGAATTCCGGGGGGACTCAGACAACCGATGCCGCGTGGTCTTCGGCAATTAGCAAGATTAGTGAACAATCCGTGGTGACTGGGCCTAAGATAACTGAGAAGTTTTTTGATTCTTTACCAGACAGTATAGTAAGACGAACGAATGCTTCGAGCGGATACCAAATACCTGGAACAGACTCAAGGTGGGAACTCCCTACGGATCATCAGTCCCGTTCTTTTCTGAAGGGCGATTTGTCTAACATGACTTTTCAGAGCATGGCAGCGGGGTACGCTGGTAAATATGCTGAGAATATAAAGAGTTTTGGGCAAGACCCCAAAGCTGATGGGCGAGTGGACTACCAGAAAAGATTCAAAGAACTCGCCGATGCTATACCTGAGTTCAAAAACGCCTCTTCTACTCAAGATATTTTGATAGCTGACGCTATAGCTTCAGGGGGCATTATTCAAGGAGGCGATCTCCACAAGACCTTGGCTGGAGTGCAGACAGATAAGCATGCTTCTGAAAACAGGTTTAAGCGGGACGTATTTACTTCTACAGTGAATGATGTAATAAAGCAGTCAGATGCTCTATCAGATAAAGAAGGAAGGGCACGTTTAGATACAGAGGGTATTGCTGCCCTTGAAAAACAGATAGGGGAATATACGGCGTTTTTCCCTGAAGAGATGAAAACCAAGATTGGCCCAGATAGGCAGTTCAAGGCCATGATCGGCATGGACCCTTGGACTAGCGGGCCGGTGGACCGAGATGCTATAGGAGGTTGGGTTTCCCAAGACATGGGGCAATACTTACCTGAAGCGCAATTAGACCCCCTAATAGATCAAATCTATGGCACGTTTCAGGAAATTGAAGCCGACGAGACCCGCAAACAGACTAATCAGGCGGTCTTAGATTTGATACAGCCTCTAGCTGAGGTAATAGGTAGACCTGCCTATGATACTCTATATAACAACCTAAAAGAGTTTGGGCTTTCTGAATTCACCCCTCAAGAGTCGAGCCGTTTGGATGCGTTAGGTCAGAGTGTTGCTGAGGATACCCCTTGGGCTGTAAAGGAATCGCAGCTCCGAAAGAGTTTCGAGGGGGAAGGTGAAAAGACCGTTGCGGAGCAAGAGGCTTTCGAGGGTTTTCTAGCTTCAGAGAAACAAAAACATGAAAGCAATCGACAGCAAGCGAGTATCAACAAGCTTCGAGAAGAAAGAGGATTACCCCCCGTAGAGGCTGAGGGGGCTACAAGTGAGGTTCAAAACCAGATTGCTGCTCTTGGGGAAGATACCCGGGCTCAGTTTTTTAAGTATTCAGATAGGCCAGAAGAAGGGATCACAGACCCGAGGCTTGATACTAATTACCTCCGCACGGTTTTAGAGAGTGACCCTAGATTCACCGAAGAATACAAACCTATGGTGGATTATTCCACAGATCCGAGGTTTCAGGCCCAGGACAAGATTATAAGTAGGGATGATCCCCGCTTGACTGAAGCGTACAGCCGCATTACAGATCCGACTACGGATATTAGGACACAAGACCCTTTTGATTTTCAAAGCTATTTAGATGCAGACCCGAGGTACAGGCATGGACAGGATTACACACAAGAAGATTATGAAAAGTCCCCGGGATACCAATTCAGGTTGGATGAGGCTACTAAAGCGATTGAAAGGGGGGCAGCGGCCCGAACTGGGGCCTTATCGGGTGCAGCCCAGAACGCCCTTGCCAAGTTTACTTCTGATTATGCCTATAAAGACTTTGCTCAGGAACGGTCAGTAGCCGACCAGAGGAGTCAACAAGCTATTACAGAAGCGCAAAGTATGGCGCAGGAGTTTGACCGTCGAAGGCTCCAAGCAATCCAGGAGAATCGATTCGATGAGGCTGAGTTCTATTCAAGGCAAAAAGAGGGTATCGATGGATACCTCAAAGAACAACTCCAATACAATCAGTTAAGGGAAGCGGGTATCAATGAGAGAATAAAAGAAGATACCCGGCACTTCTCTCAAAGGGCTGAAGCGATAGGGGAAAGCCAGCAGCAGCAAGCTTTTGCTTCAGGGCAGCGTAAAGATTTTCAGGACGAGTATTACCGTAGGCAAGCAATCCAGGAAGGCAGAAGGTCTGATTTTCAAAAAGAATACTATGGGCAGCAGGAGATCCAGGACAAGCGAAGGCAGAATGCGCTTAATGAATACTATCAGTCCCTTGCGCCTTTACAATCTCTATCGGGGCAGGGGCAGACTACAGCAGGGCAAGTGAATTTAGCAGGTCAGAACTACGCCCAGTCCCTTGGAACAGCGGGTCAAACCTTTGCCCAGCAATCCGGGCAGAACTTGATAAAGTCAGGTACAGCCCAAGGACAACTTGGTATCGCCCAGGCTCAATCCGCAGGGGCAGGGATCATGGGAGCGACAAGCGCCAAACTTCAAGGGTATGAAAATATTCAAAATACTTTGAGCAGTCTCTATCAACAGTCCCAAACTAATCAACTTATCGATGCGCTAAGGAAGCAAAAATAATGGACGCGGCAAATCTTATTTCTCAAATATACAAGCCCAAGTTCAAGATGCCCGATTCCACTCAGCATTTTAAGAATGCCCTATCTGTTGAACAAATGCAGTTTAAAAGGGATGAAGCTAAGGCCCAGCAAAAGAGGTTTGAAGCACAACAGACAACTCAAAAGAACCAACTTGCTATGCAGCAGCAAAGGGCTGATGCCTATACTGACCAGGTTAACTTAATGTCTGAGAGGCAGAAGAGGGGCTTTAAGAAAGAAGATGATACTAAGAACCGGCTGTCTGATTTCGTAAAAGAAAATGAAGTAGGTACTCCCCAGTACACAGAGAAACTATCTAATATATTTTTGGAAGAAGGAGACTTAGAGGGGGCCAGAAAAGTATTCAACTTTGTATCGGGGCTTGACGATGATGCTAAAGAGAAAGCGGATACTCTTGCGTCTAATAAACAGAAGATACTGGACTCCAACGCTAAGGCGCTCTTAGGTGCAGCAGAGACAGGGAACCCTCAGGTGTGGGAATCTACTGTAGAACAGAGCTGGGATATACTGAAGCCCTTCTTCCCCGAGAAACCCAGGCTTGATGAAGCTGAGAAAGTTATCCGGGTATTGGCTACTCAATCTAATACCGCTAAAGAATTCCTCAAGATGCGTTTTGACGAGCAGAATAAAGAAAGTTTGAAAGCTGCACGTAAGGCTCAGAAGGAAGTTAAAGAACAAAAGGCTTCCCAACAACAGCAAGAGGCTATTCAAGAGCAGTTTGAAGACGCGATTATGGGCACTTTCCGAGAATCTAATTTTGGCAACAAGGATTTCGAGAAGATCTTCCCCGGGTTGTTTGTTCATGCTGTTGGGCCAGAGGACCTTGACGGTGTTTTTGAGAGTTTGAAAACGGGGGTAGTATCTAATACCCAACGCCTTCCCGAAACTGTTGAAGTGCAAGGCAGGCCGTGGCCTAAGAATAAAGTAGTAGCACAGCTCCTACGAGATTACATACGAATTGTAAAAACCGATCCGAACTACACCCCTGTTAATTTCTCCGCAGGGTTCTCTAAATTTTTAAGAGATTGGGGGGCTTTCGATGGCAAACTCAAGCTTCCTGCCCAGTAGCAACATACATAAACCCATACTGAGAAATTCAGATAACACTTTCTCCACAGAGGAGACCATAACTGTAGAGGCAGATGTAGGCCAAGGTAAAAGGGCTTATAATATACCCACTATAGTAGATGGGGTAAGGCGCTCAGATGATGAAGCCACAGACCTATTTTACCGTGGAGTAAATAAACACGTAGGAGAATTTTTGAGTATTGAAGAAGCAGTAGCAGATGCGGAGCAAAGGACTAAAGATATAGGAGAATTGAGGCTTCAAGATTCTGAAGAGTTCAGCTTTTCAGTACCCACTCTTACTCCTCAGGATAATGAGGGGGCAGGCTTTTCTATTCAGTCACTATCCCCGTCTAGCGCAAAGCAAGATGACTCAGATTTTGGATTCTCGATCCCCTCTCTTACCCCCTCCGCACCAAAGCCCCTAACTCCTGAGCAAGAGAACATTAAAAAGATCGATGCGGAAAAGGATGAAGGCTGGTTCTTTGACGTGAACAGTCGGGCAGGGGATCTTATTGGTTCCTTTGGGGCTATTGCCCAACAAGCCCCTGGGTATGTGGATGAGGGCACTAAACAGATTTATGCAGCTAATAGGGGGGTAAAACAGCTTCTCACCGGGGAAGTAGAGTTTGTGGATGATGAAGGTGACTGGCTTGCAAACCTTTTAGGCTATAAAAATTGGACTGAAGGTGTTGGTCAGCAAGAGAAAGATAAGCACTCTGTAAAGATTCCCAAAAAATATGAAGATGTAGATATCCCTGTCAGTGAGATAATCGGCGGAGGATTAGGTAGTGCCGCGGGTTTTATGCTTGGGGGCGGGCCTCTTGGACTTGCTGTAGGCGGGATGTTAGGGGCTACCGGAGGCAAATACCTGGGGGACTATTTATTCCCCGAAGACACCACAACCACTAAAGAGGTAGCAGAGGCGGTGCAAAGCGCGGGCTCTAGTTGGCCTTCTCTTGCTGCGGGTGCCCCGGTGGGGTATTTAGCATACAAGTACACCAAGTCCCCCACTTTAGGAGCATTAGCTTTTGGGGCTACTTCCGCTTTAGCCACTATCCCGCTAGTCTTTGGATCGGATTATGACAATACTTTATATAGTTATCTTGGGAAGCTACAGGAGAAAGACCCTAACTATACCAAAGAGAAGTGGGCAGAAGACAAGCAGAGGATACTAGATACGGGTATCACGGTAGAGCAGGCAGCCATAGAAAAAGCCGCATGGACCGCGGGCACTGAAGGGCTTGCAGACTTTGTTACTAACTCTTTGATCGCTTTACCTGGTGCAGCTTTTAAGAAAATGCTGCCTGAACTTTATTCCAAAGCCGTGACCAAATCGGCAGCAGGAAAAAGTTTAACTTGGGTAGCAGAGAACACAATACCCCGAGTCACAGGTAAAGTAGGTTTTGATGTAGCGGGGGAAATAGGACAGGAAACGTTTCAAACTCAGATCGGTTCCCAGTATGATACCTCCCTTGGTTTAGCTCCGAGAGAACTGACCTACGGAGAGGCTTTCAATAAAGTCAGAACCCAGACTATGATCGCGGCCTTGGTTGGTTCCGGTCCTTTAAGTGTGGGTATAGAGATAACACAACACTTAGGAAAGGTTAAAGAGAAAGGGGCTTTTAAGAAAGCTCAAAACCTTTTAACCGTAACAATGCCTAAAGATCCAGTTCAGCGGTACTCACAGCTTATCGCCATGAAAGAAGAGGATCTTAACCAACTGGATCGATTGTTTGATGAAGTAGTGGCGCAGAGCGATCTACTAGATATGCCTTTAAGCGAGGATATGGATACGATTCGCTCTGATATTCAATTCATTATTGAGCAGCGTAAAGCCGGTCCAGAAGCTTTTGTAAACCCCCCGGACGAGGACATAGCCATAGGGGAATCTTCGCCCGAAGACCTAATTACCCTGGCTAAAAGGTTTGAAGATGAAAGGGCGCAGGAAAACCAGAATAAACGAGAGTATTCCCCTGAACAAGAAGAACCCACCCCCGAAGGGGTTCAGCCTGAAGACTTGACCTCCCTGGCCGAAAGAGTAGAACAAGAACAGCTCTCCGAGAATAAAGCTTTTAATGAGTATAGATTCGGCCCTGGCGGGCTACAAGCGGCTGATGCGGAAGCACTACAGGGCCGGGTTGAGCAAGAGAAGATTTCGGAGGCCAAAGTACTTGAGAATTTCGAGGAAGAGGCCAAGCAGACCGCGGGTACAGATATCATCGGGGATGTAATTGATTCCGATTCCGATACTTCTGGGGGGTTTGGGGAACTCGAACAAGAACTTGCCTACATGATGAAAAGGGCTGAAGCGGCCCCCGAGGTAGAGCAGGAGTCTTTGCAAGAGGAAATACCTGAGACCTTGGAAACTAAAGAGACAAACCTTACCTCTGAGCTATTCCTAGCAGATCCAGAAAAGTATATCAATGAGATCCTGCCTTTAAAGACCGATGAAGAGATTACAGATATCATGGTGGACGGGCTGACTAATCCCCAAATGGCTTATGCTATGCAAGATGAAGGCTTCAAAGCCAAGTGGGAAGCGGTACTGGCTAAGAAAGAAGAATCCACTAAAACCGCAGAGCCTAAAGAGGTAAAGGTAAATCCTGAGATTGCTGAGATAACTGAAGATATCAAGGATCATGAGAATGTGCCGGGTGAAGAAACGAAAGTTAAAGTTCTTCAAAAGAAAAGGAAAGATCTCCAGATTTCAGATGCCCTCGAACAGTTAGATACCGAGAATCCTCCAGTACCAGGGAAGACCGAAGAGCGGCTATTCCAAACTAACCCTCGGGAGGTATTAAAAGACAAAGCTGAAGACCACGTAGAAGCTTTAGGCGGGGCGGAGAGCCAGACTCCTGAAGGGGTATCTTTTGAGAAAAGAGCTAGAGAATCTTTTCCTGCTGATCAGTTTTCAGATACCGAAATAAAAGCTTTTGCCCTTTTACATGAAGTTCTAGCAGAGCAAGCAGTAAAGGCGGGGGTTGTAGAGACTACCCAAGAATACTTTGATAGTGTATCCCTTGAAAGCGCACAGTCAACAGATGGTAAGGCTATGGGCTCTTTTACTCCCAGGGAAGTAGGGGGTTTAATTAAAGCCTTTGAGACCGGGGACTATACAACCCTGATCCATGAGTCGGGGCATTTGCTTGAGAACATATTGACTCCTTCTCAAAAAAGCTTGATGAATAAATCTTATGGCGTAGGAAAAGACGGAGTTTGGACTACAGAAAATAAAGAAGCTTTCGCGGAAGATTGGGAAGGCTTCATGGCAGGACATAAAGAGCCAAGAGGGGCGCTGAAAAGAATCTTTCACGATATGGTTCAGTTCCTCGGGAAACTCTATAACAAGTTCGCTGATGCCTTTGGGTTTGATACAAAAGGCTTGATGCCTGAGACAATGAAAAACGCTGTCATGGCTGATGTGATTGAGCGCAGGACCAAAGCTGAATCGCAGCCCCTCAAAGCTAATCCCCTATTAGATAGGTACAACAATTGGAAAGAGACCGGGGGTAAAGCACTAAGCCAGATGAAGTCCTTTACTCCTGAAGAAGAAAAAGCCATACGTCACTACAACAAGACTGGGGAGATACTTCCTTCTCACCCTCGGCATGAAGAGCCCTCTAGTTCTGAAAAAGCGCGAAAGATTTTGGAAGCTCCAATTACCGAAGAGGATGTAGAACGCGCGGAAGCCGCGTATGCCGAGGCGCGAAAACATAGGGAAGAATCAGGCGTATTTACCCAGATGTTTCCTGAACCTTTAGGGGCCTCTAGTCCCCACGGAGTTAAGGAGTTAGTTGACAGCATAATTAAAGACGCGGGAGGAGTTAAAAATGTAAAAGACCTGGACTTTCTAAAAAGAGTGTTGGTATTTCTTAGTCGAGGCTTAGACACTTATTCTTTTTCTGAATGGCAAAGATATGTAGGTATACTAGAAGAGGTAGCACCCCACCTATCCGAACAAGAAAAGCAGTTTTTCGACACTGAATATTTTGGGGGTTTTGCAGATGAGCTGGTCGGCCTTTTTGGTGAAAGGAGTGATTTTGATTGGCGAATTGAAAACATGCTAAAAATAAAAGAATACCCACAGGCTTATGAAATTATCAACAAAGTTCGAGAAGCCTTTCGGACAAGAAATAGATCAGATCTTTACTCTATTATAGTAAGTCAGTTTGCGGGGGCTCCCTCTGCTGAAATAGTCCCCTTTGGCGATTTTAAAGAAATGGGGTACGAACAAGCCTCAGATATTCCCGAATACGTAGCTGTTCGGAGTAAAGACACCGGGGATGTTGTTATGTTTAGAAGAGAGGACCTTACTTTCTACTACGAATATGACGATTCGCAATCTTTTGAAGAAGGACTGGCTTTAGACGGGGGGGAATTTTTAGGATACTACAACGGGGCCCCCGATAAACATTTTATAACAGTAGAAAAAGGGGACTATCAAGCTTCCAACACTCTGTTCCAAACCCGCCACACCTTCAAAGATTCTCCAGTGATTGAGCATGAGATACCTACCGCCCCCACTAATAAAACGGGGAGGCCTAAAGAACCCAGGAAAATGCAGAAGGCTTTAACCAAACTTATTGGTTCTCCTATCCGCTGGGGCAAACCCCCTAAGAGTGTGAGAGCAAAAGATTGGGGCTTTGGTTTTGTAGACGATCACGGCACAGGGCAAGCCTACTTCGAGCAAGGAGACCTGAGAGGGTTTCTCTATGCGCAGGGGCGACTTCTTGACCAGAGGCACCATATTCTCAATCCTACAGTAGTAAAGAATCACGGCAAGGAGCTTCATAACTTCCTGTCTACTGAAACCCAGGATCTAATCAACGCGAAGTATCAAGCAGACCCAAATGCTTTCCCTGATGTGGAAACGCGGATTGTGCAGGAAGGGCTATCCGAATTCTTTACGGCCTATATCCTCAATCCTGCGGAAGCTAAGAAAAGGGCTCCGGGGTTTGCTACCTATTTTGAAAAAGCACTTCCTCAGAAACTTGGTAAGAACGCGCTGACTGATATAAGAGGGGTCAGTGAGGATCTGCGCCACTATGTTACTTCTGACGAAGGAACTACCCACGTATCTACCCAGGATGTGATCGATGGTAGAACACCATCTGAGCCCTCTTGGAAGTCTCGGTCTTTCTTTGCCCAGAGGCTTACCAATAAAGCCCATGCACTCCTAGACGCTTTCGGGGACCTGGCCGAATTAGCTGGAGAGCCCGCTACAAGAATGAGTCAAGCTCACGCGGGTGATCCGCTCAAGATCATGCACGACAAGATGACTGCTAAAGAGGGAGTAGCTTCTATTGCCAAGCAGATGGTTGATAAAGGGCTTGTCTCTTATGACTACACCCGCCAGGTAACAGAGCCTTTCTCAAAGGTATTTCAACTCTTTGGACGAATCGGGGAAAAGAACCTGGTTGAGAAATTAGACAAGTCTGCCGATATCCAAATGTCTCTTCATGTTTTAGAGAAGGTAGAGCAAAATAACTTAGCCCTTCTTGGTAATGCGGTTGACCCCATCATCGGGAACCTTTACGCGCTCAAAGACCCCAACATATCTAGCATTGTAAATACTGCTCTGGGGGAACTCTACGCTCTGGTTGACTCCGGGCAAGCTCTTGACAGTGCCAATGTCTATAAACCTTTCGGGGACATGATCGCGAATCTCCGAACATCCATATCAAATACAAGCTCTTTGAGCAGTAAGAAAGTAGATAGGCTAGTGGGAAAAATAGAACAGGTACTTCCTGATCTAATCCCTACAATCGAAGAGATCCGGGATGGCCAGTGGAATAAAGCCCGTATCGTTGGTATGGGGGTAGGGGAAGAGACCGATTTTGCCCGGGCCTCAAGACTTGTTGATTCCGCAAAGCAAGACCCTGA